GATCAAAGCAGGCCCTGATGCTATGACTGCCGTTTATGTGATTGACGGCAAGGATGTAGCAAACGGCGAGCCGAACGAAACCACATTTACCAGCAAGGAGATTCTGGCGAATCCATCTATGTGTGCGAATCAGGATAGGTTTGTGCAGGAAATGAGGGAGATTGGGGGGAGGGTAATCAAATGACAAGAGATGAATATCTGATGAACCCAGGGGCACATTGCAAACGCGGATTCGATCTTCCGCAGGCAAAAATCCCTCCAATTGCCATCCAATCAATTAGAGAAGCCGCAAAAAAACGAGCTGAACTAAGGAAGGAGATTAAAGAGAAATACTCCAATGCCGCACTTGCGAAAGCATGGGGCGTTCATGAACGGACAATTGAAAAAATACTGTCCTATGAAACGTGGAGGCATGTACTTTAATGCTACGCGACTACCAACAACGCACCATCGATCAGCTTTACGCATGGTTCGCCGCGGGCAACAAAGGCAATCCTTGTTTAGTGCTGCCAACAGGCTCAGGCAAAAGCCACATTGTCGCGGCGCTTTGCAAGGATGCCTTGCAAAAGTGGCCCGATACTCGGGTGCTGATGCTCACACACGTCAAGGAATTGATTGAGCAAAACGCCGAGAAAATGCGCCAGCACTGGCCGGGTGTGCCGATGGGGATTTATTCGGCAAGCATTGGGCGTAAGCAACTTGGCGAGCCGATCACCTTTGCCGGTATTCAATCAATTCGCACCAAGGCGCAGGAAGTCGGGCATATAGACCTGGTGCTGATCGACGAATGCCACCTTGTGAGCCACAACGACGAAGGCGGATACCGCACCTTCCTAGCCGAGTTGCAGGCCATCAACCCGGCGTTGCGTGTGGTAGGGCTTACCGCCACGCCATACCGCCTCGGGCATGGCCTTATCACCGACGCCCCGGCAATCTTTGCCGACCTCATCGAGCCGGTAAGCATCGAGGAGCTTGTTTTCCGATGTTACCTTTCAAAACTGCGAAGCAAGGTAACAGGGGCGCGGCTAGATGTGTCCAAGGTCAAGAAACGCGGCGGTGAGTACATCGAAGCTGATCTACAACGCGCTGTGGATACCGACGACCAGAATCATGCCGTGGTGCGTGAAGTAATCGCCAGAGCAGAAGATCGCAAAGCATGGCTGTTTTTCTGCACTGGCGTTGCCCATGCTCAACACGTGGCCGAGGTCTTGCAGGAATACGGCATCGCCGCGGCGTGTGTAACTGGCGACACGCCAAAGGCGGAAAGAGCCGCAATTCTTGCTGACTTTAAGGCAGGCAAACTCCGCGCATTGACTAACGCCAACGTGCTAACTACCGGCTTTGATTATCCCGACATTGACCTGATCGCCATGCTCAGGCCCACCATGTCTCCGAGTCTTTACGTGCAAATGGCGGGCCGTGGAATGAGGCCAAAGAGCCACACCGATCATTGCTTGGTGCTCGACTTCGCTGGCGTGGTGGAGACTCACGGCCCGATCACGGCAGTTCAGCCACCTAAGAAAGCGGGATCGGGCGAAGGCGAGGCACCAGTCAAGGTGTGCGATACATGCAACGAGCTTTGCCCGATCTCCGCTCGTGTGTGTCCAGCGTGTGGTGCTGAGTTCCCAGCACCAGAACCGAAAAAGTTTCACCTGCACACCGATGACATCATGGGCATCGAGGCCCAAAAGCTTGAGGTTACCGAGTGGAACTGGCGCAAGCATGTGAGCAAGGCATCGGGCAAGGAAATGCTCGCTGTAACGTATTACGGGGCTTTGAGCGATAAGCCGATCACCGAATATTTACCGATTAACCACGAAGGCTACGCAGGCCAGAGGGCACTAGAAAATCTGATTATAGCAAAGCGGCACAGCAATGCGCCGAACACTGATGAACAATCGCTTGATGGCATAGCCGATGCAATGAATAAAGGCGCTGCACCAACTACCATCACTTACAAACAAGACGGAAAATTTTACAGGGTGCTGACTAGATCATGGCAATGACTAAGAAAGAGCGGTTACAAATGGAGCGGCTTGAACGCTTGCTCGCTGCCGAGCGCGAGCGGTCAGAAAGGCAATGGGAATTTTATAGAGAGATGATGCGGGAAAACGTTGGCCTCAAACTAAAGCTTGAGGAAATTGAAAAAGTGCTGAGGGGCGAATATGAATGAACGAATTAGTATTGAAGAGTTATCAACTAGAGTTTCATATAACCATGAAACAGGAGAATTTACATGGGTGCATTGCAACTTATGTAGGCCATGCTGGAACTCTAGATTTGCTGGCAAAAAAGCACTTTGCGCTCCTCACTCAAACGGCTATCTGTTTGGGGCGATAGCAAATCAAAAACTATTTGCACATCGTGCTGCTTGGGCATTGCATTACGGTTACTGGCCAGACGGAGAAATTGACCACATAAATCACGACAAAACAGACAATAGGATTGTCAATCTGCGTGTTGTTCAAAGAGCGCATAACGCCATGAATCTGTCTAAATCAAAACGAAACTCTTCTGGGGTGACAGGTGTTTTTAAGCATACGCAGACAGGACGATGGCAAGCACAAATTAGAATCAAAAGAAAATCAATTCACTTAGGATCGTTTGAATCTTTTGATGATGCAGTTGCGGCACGCAAAAAAGCAGAGGATCAACATGGCTTCCACCAAAACCACGGTATCTGATGCAACACTTTCAGAACATTTTGAACAACGCGAGTTTGTCCGATGGTTTCGCCAGACTTACCCAGATGTGAGGATATTCGCCATTCCCAACGGCGGGGCCAGATCGCCAAGCGTGGCCGGGAGACTCAAAGTCGAAGGCGTGTCCAAGGGCGTGCCAGACCTTTACATTCCAGCGTGGCGCACTTGGGTGGAAATGAAGCGCACAAAGGGCGGCACTGTTGCGCCAGAACAAAAAGACTGGCACGCATATCTTGAAAGTATTGGCGATTTTGTTATAGTAGGAAAAGGCAATGAAGATGCCCAAAGGCAGATTATTGCCCGCATCAAGACGCATGGCGACTGAAGCACGAGGGGGCGCGAACCCTTGTTAATCTCATCAATAGTCCGAAGCCCTGGGCCTAGAGGAATTCTTCGGTTGCGGTGAGCCAGATAGTCAGTCGCCAGCCGTGTTGGTGAATGCGCAGGCTGATGCGCAGCGGTAGGCCGAAAGGACACACTGTGGGTATGCCGCCGACACAACGCCATCGGCAAGCCGGAGATCAGCGCCGGCCACCAACAACTAGCCCGCTCACAAGGCGGGCTTTTTATCGCCTCAACATTTTTTTCACATTCTTTTGTGAAAAACACTTGCATCATGCGCTCATTGTGCGTATAGTTCGATACATCAACAACGCAACACAACAAGGAGCTGCATTATGCAAACACTTGAGCAAATCGCACAAATTCTCACCGAAGCCGCCGCTGTGTCTCGCGCTGAAACCAAGCGCGTTTTCACCAAAGAAAAAAACGAGCGTCGCTTGTGGGCGTATTACGGCACATGCCAAGAAGTAACAATACGAGGCGGGTTTCCTTTGTTGGTCTGGATGGACATTCGCTGCGCCGAGCCTGACGTTGGTTATCGTGACGAATGGGTGTCAGATGCAGAAATCACCACAAAAAATTACGGTAGCCCAAAATTCTTAAAGCTGACCATTGATGAAGAATGCAAAGCTATCAATGATGCTTTTGACCAGTATCTTTCCAAGCGTTAATCAACATGCCCCCTTCGGGGGGCACTACTCACGGAGGCGGTATGCAAAACATCAAAACAAAGCAGCAGTTGGCCCGTAGAGCGGTACAGATTTTCCCGATGCGCGACTATGCAGATCGCCGCGCAGTAATTCACCAGCGCAAAGGATGGACGCGCAGTGTGTTGCAGTTGGGCAAGAGATGGATTCTTGCAGCAGATCGTGACACCGCCGTTTTTTTGGTGTGCATGGCTTGTGCCCCGGTTTTGTTAATGGTGCCTGCATGAGCCTGACTCGATACGGGATTCTAGATGATGACGGGCAGCTTGTGCGCTGGACGTATGAGCAGCCCGCAGATGGTGTGATGTACCTGATTGAAGTCACCAAGCCGCTACACGAAATTGATTGGGAAAACTTTGAGGAGGCGTTATTTTGAGAAAGCAAAGCAAGCGTCAGGTCAGGCCCAAGGTAATCCCGACACTAGCGTTTTTGTACTCGGTGCCTGACTTGGAAATATCAATCTTAAGCGCGGTGGCCGCGTTTCGAGACGGGTACGCAACGCCAGGTCAGTTTGACATTTTGCTAGACACACGCGACTTGCTGTTGCTTGGCGCAAAAGGTGCGAAAGATGATGGCGTAGTAGAAGTGGCGCGGGCAATCAATGACGTGCTTGCCGAGATCCGCGAATCATGGGATGGCAACAAGTTTGCGCCGTTGAGCGAGGATGACCTAAATGCTTTAGATGTTTTGGCCGATGTATCGAATGACTTTTGGAAGCGCAAGTCTGGGGCGCTTTACCAAGCAGCTTACATTCACCTTAAACAGTGGAGGGAAAAGCAAAATGAAGATCAGCGCAATGAGTCACGAACCGACAAAGCCGGGATGGTATGTGTGTGAATGGGGCGAGTTTGCCGCTAGCCCGACATTCATTTACTACGACGAACGAGGCTGGCAACGCCAGCCAGGATGTGAAAGCTTCTTCGGAACCCACGAGGATGACGTTTGGTGGGACGAACAAGAACCAAGCGACTTTACAAAGTTTCTTTTAAAGGTGATGGAATGAGCATCGAAGCCATGAAACAGGCGCTTGAGGCGTTGTCCTGTTCAAATGAATACGAAAACGACTCCGGCCATCGTTGTTCGCACTGCGACGATTACGTTGATCGCAACGGCCTAGTGCGTGCCGCTCTCCGCGCAGCCATAGCCGAGGCATCCATGCAGCGGCTTACGGATGTGCAGCAGGAGATGGAGAAGGAGCCGGTGGCGTGGGAGACAATCGAAAAAATAGCGCAAGAGCGATACAAGGTGGGCCCATGTGACACCAGCATGTTTTATCGCTTTGCTGTATTAGCTGGAAACGGAACGCAACAGCTATACATTGGGCGCGAGATAGAGTGTCAAAACATGGCGAGAAAGTTTGCCGGTGCTTTCTTGGACGGAGCCTTTCTGTACGAAAAGATGGCTACCTCACCCCGCCGCGAGTGGGCTGGGCTGACGGATGAGGAGATTGACTATATGAGACAAGGTGCGCAAGGGCTAAATTTTGTGACGTTTCGGGAGTTTTGCATTATTTCCCGCGCCATCGAAACCAAATTGAAGGAGAAAAACTCGTGAACCCACAACAGCGCACTGAAAATTTGTTTCACTTATTGGGTTGGCAAGGCGGCACAATTCATGACGCTTGCAAAGAAATCGGCGTTGAGCCACATGATTTTCTTCACGCCTCCGCCGACTTTGATAATAACGGACCCTGCGCAGATTTCCGGCGTGGCTATGAAGAAGCTGAAGATATTGCTCTTTATCTTTCAAGCAACCGAGGAAATTTGCAGTATTGGTTTGGCGCAATCTCATTTATTAACAATGCGTTTGCAGTCACTAGGGCCATCGAAGCCAAGCTGAAGGAGAAGAACTCGTGACCGAAACCATTGAAGCCAAATACAAAGCCACCATCCCCGGCAAGAGCAGCATTGAGATCGAACACGGCGATATGCCGCTAGACCTTCACAAAATGATCGTGTGGATTATGGGTATGCCAGAGGAAGCAAGGGCGCTGTTGCCGGAGTATGAGCGGATGAGGGGTGAAACATGACCAAGGAAGAATTGCTTCGCATCATGCGCTTGCTTTCCGCGCTTGAAGCCGTCGGGCTATATCGAGAGTCGGCATTTCCATCGTACTTAGTGGAACAAATTGATGACGCTGTTGCGATACTTGAAAGAGAGATATTGAAATGACACGCGAAAATATTATCCGCATGGCGCGGGAAGCTGGGTTTGAGGATTGGACTTTATACGGGCGCATTGAGTCGAAAGAAAGTGCGCTCAACCGCTTCGCCGACCTTGTCGCTGCTGCCGAGCGTGAGGCGTGTGCAAAGATTGTTGATGAGCAGGGCAAAGGGCGCAAAGCGATGGAACATTACGCCGCGCTTACCTACGCCAGAGCCGCACATGACTGCGCCGCCGCCATCCGAGCAAGGAGCGAAAAATGAAAGTGAATGAATACCAAGTCATGCGCGACTGCATCGAGGCTGGCATCAGCTTGGGCTGGGAGCGAGCGCATAAGCACACTGACATACCATCGCCTGAGCGGATACAGGTGTGTATCGAGGACGCCATCATGCTTCAGTTGGCAGAGTACTTTTTCTACGAGGGTGAGGAATGAACTACGTACCTATTCACACGAACATCGCGCCAAACTACAACTACTTGAGCACGGAGAATGCGTATCTAAAGCAAAACATTGAGTACAAAGACGCGGTGATTTGCGAGCAACAAGCCACGATCAGCAAGCTCAAAGCCGATACGGAACAACTATCGCAGGCAAATATGCAGTTTAAGCAGGATCGGGATAATGCCGTGTCCGATGCAGCGCGGTGGCGTGTTATGAAGAAGATTATCCTCACGCAAGGCGGTGAGCGGCAGTTGTACGAAGTTCAGAAGACTATCGACAAGGAGCTTAGCAATGACCGAGCAAGAAAGAAAAGTCTGGAATGACGCGATTGCGGCAGTGCTGGAGTTGCTGCGTATCCACCCACCTCACAGGATTGGTGAAGCAGCATTCATGCGTCGTTTAGTTGCTTTGAAAGAGAAAGGGCAAAAAAATGGAAAATAACTCGATCAGCAGAACATCATCAATTTGCACTCATGAAGCAATAATTATTGGAAGTTTTTCTGGAGGTGAGTCAGAAAATAATTTTCAAATCACTCCAAAACATGCTGAATCAGAAAACAGTACTGTTAAAAGCGGAATAATGAACAATCAAAAAGAATTTGAAGGAAATTCAATTAAGCAAAAAATCTTAAAATTGTTTTGTTTCAAATAAACACGATGAGGCTCAAAAACTCATCAGACGGCATTGCCGTGGTGGATCATGAATACTATTGGCAGCCGATGGAAACGTGCCCTATTGGGCGCAAGGTGCAGCTTTTGAGCTGTTTAGGGTGCGCTGTGTATGGCACATGGAACGGGCGAGACACATTCTGGATCATGTGGGCACCGCTTCCTAAAAAACCTGAAAGTCATTGATTTTTGTGTTACAAAAGATAATGTATGACGCAAGGCATATGCTTTAGAGGAGGCATAAAGGCAATAATTGATAAACCTAGCGAAAGGCAATCGACATGGGAGAGTTTGATTTTGTTTCGCTTGTTGGGCTTTTGTTGATTATTTACGGTGGGCTTTCTGATTAAGAAAATGGCCGCTTCGTGCGGCCATCTTTTATTCATCTTTGAAAATCGGCGTTGTAGTCACCCAGCGCAAAACTATGTTTGCCAGCGCGAGCAATGACACCGCCGCAGCGCCAGACGGCCCAAACAAAGCGCCGTTGTTAGCCAGAACATCAACTATGGGCAGAATAGTTGCAGCTGCATTTACAACGACAGTTTTATAGCCTTTCATTGCTCACCCTTTCATAAAAATGATTTCGGCCTCACGTCTTGCCACAAGGCCAGGCAACACAACACCGCCAGATTTTACCCACTTCCTAAGCTCATCCTCTGCGCCTTGCCAGTCTTGAGCATTGATTCGACGGCGAAGCGTGCTTCTTTTAAGGTTTCCTGCACCTAAGTTATAGCAGAAATCAACAATGGCATTTAGCCGTCTAGGATATTGCTTAAGCACAGGGCAAAGCCGCAACACTTCCGGCAAATACGTTTCACTAAGCTCATGCCTAAGTAACTTTTCCGCTTCTTCCTTACTTATAGGCGCGTCATCCAGCGTCACATTTTTAC